TCCTTCTCATAAGGCACAGGATATTGTGCAATAAGAACTGGTGTTGGAAATAACGAAAGCAATTCGTCTTGTGCCATACTATAGAGTCATTTGATATAGATTATATATGATGGTCATATAGATGTCAATGCAATAGGCCGGCCTTGTAAAGTGTATCTAATATGAGTAAAAAAATCAATGCAACTCTCTGGAATACAAAAACTAATCTTCATCGCATCATTTATGTGGATGATGCAGTGGGGAACTCGTGTCACTTCTATTGCAATCAATGCTTTATCTTGAGACCACTGGTTACAACTATAGCCGCAGGAGATGTGAAGACATCGTGGTATGGTTTATTGCAAAGTATCTGCCACGTCATAATCTTGACATAAAAATCAATCATCGTGGATTGTTGCGGGAAGGTGTGCTCGGTTGGTGTTCTGTTATCGATAGTGACAGTAGGCCTAGAGATTTTGAGATTGAATTGCACAATCGTATGGATGTAATCCCATACACTCAAACCCTCCTACATGAACTGTGGCACGTTTATCAACATGTCAAAGGGAATCTTAAAGATAAACGTGGCAAACGCCTTTGGAAGGGCATAGATCACACAGAGACAGACTATTCTGATCAACCTTGGGAGATTGAAGCACAACAAATGGAATTAAAGTTGTTTGAAGAATATTTGACAACTTTAAAAAAACGTGTATAATTACCTTTGTGAAGGTTGATAAAACTGGCCCCTATGAAATCTGTAGAGAGAAGTAGATACAACGGTAAGATTCCTTTTGAGACTCGAACTCTTATCTTTGAACCTTTTCAATACTTTGAAATTGAGATGGTGATGGGATTGATTGCAGAGAATCTCTCTCCAGATCTACTCACGAAAAAATATCGCAAAGAGAATGAACATAATCCAAAGTTTGGACACTGTTATCATTCAAGTCAAGCATTATATTATCTTATCGATACAGATGTGTTGCAACCGATGAGTGCTATTGATTATCATGATTGTCCTCACTGGTGGCTTGAAGATACGAGTTGCAATAAAATTTATGATGTAACCTCTGATCAATATTATCATGTAGGACAAGTTCCCCCATATGATGCAGGAAAGAAGAAAAAATGGTATGGTTGGCAACAACGTCCTCATCAAAGATCACTTAATCTTATGATTCGTGTTCTAGGAGACAGACTCATTGAAGACAGGGTTGACAAATTAGAGCCGGCCTTGTAAAGTGTATGGGTAATGTAAGGAAGATGCCTCTGGCAGTCTCTTCCCCATTATCTACTAAAATGCTATTGGAGCAAACAATTATGTCTACATCTGAAGTTGAATTCGGCAAGGTTACTTGTGCGGATCTTGATGCAAAACAATATGAAGGCCGTTGGTCCAAAGAAGAAATCAATAAAAAACAAAAGTATGGAAAGTTTGTAAAGTTTACCAAAATTGATATTTCTGGATACAAACTTTATGATGATGAACTGAACAATGCCGCAGTTCGCAGTGAGCAGAATAAAGATGATGCAACTGATGACATTGCATATAGTTATGAGGAGCATGGTTGGGATTACAATCCTTTCCCACCGATTGTTTCTACTAAAGGAAAGATCAAAGACGGTCGCACTCGTATTCGTGCAGCACTTGTTGCTGGTTGGAAATATATTGTTGTTGCTATCTTCTCCTATGATGATGAAGTTAATGAAGAAGCATCTGATATTGTCAATGGTTTGATTGCTAACAATCACTTGGTTGCTCGCCGTGCAAACATGAACGACATTGTAACTGGTGGTTGTGTAATGGTCAGCAAAGGTTTGATCAACTGTGATCAAGCATCTATTGATGATTGGCTTTATAATGAGGTAGAGATTGAGCGTTTCTACAGTAATATTGCGGGTACGATTACTAAGATTAGTAAGCGTATTCTGAATGAATCAACTCCTGACGGAGACCCTATCATTGTTGATAAAACACGTTCTGAATGGATTGAATATCTTGAGAATTGCAAAGAGGTCAAAACTCTTGGCGTTGCTCTCCCTGACGCTCCCAATCCTTTGAATGAGAATCAATTGGTTTTTTATTCTACCGGTAAAACTAATGCTCGTCGTTGTTGGGTTGACCAAATTCTTGCAAATACTACGCATGGTCATCACACTTACATTGTTCTTTACAGTACCGATAAGACTGCTGAAAAACTGCGTGAGGAACTAAAGAACTTTGCTAATGACTTGGAAATGTTCTATGCTCAAACTGTGAAACTGATCAACAGTCAGTTGAATGGTATTCAGGTTTCTCTCCCTGAGAGTCGTCCTTTTACTATCATTGGTGCTATTCCGCAATTTGCAGATGATGAGAAACACATGGAACTTCGTGCCATGACTCGCTTGATTCCTCTGGATCAAATCTGATATATGAGGGCCGGTTTGATATCAAGCCGGCCCTCTAAACTGTCCTATTACTATGCAACCTAATTCAATGAAGACCGAGTTCCTCTGCGTCAAACCAAAGTCTAAGAAAGCAAAGAATCGTTTTGCTAATGAGATGGACTTGCTCCATTCTTGCCGCATTGAAAAGCGAGACGATGGAAAAGTCTTTCTTTCATCTATCTCAGGCCGCTACTTTTTCTGGATGAATGAGGGTGCAGATGATCACTGGGAAGTGATTAAATAGTACGACTGAATGCAATTCTATCATGAAAGATCAGAACACTATCGATAGTGAAGAAACTAAAAAAGATAAATGGAATCGAGGTCTAGATATTTTCATCGAATCTGTCATTGAACCTGATCCTACTTTGAGGTCTTGTGCTCACAATCAAAAGTGCTATCATGAGCTCATGAATGTTCGTGAAAATGTTCTTCAATATTTGAAAACATTGCGTTGGTACGAGTAATTCATAAAAATATGAACACCACAATCACTGTTGATGATGATGGAATACTTACATTCCCTCCAAATTTCTTAGAAAAAGTTGGATGGAAAGAGGGTGATGTACTACAATGGATTGACAATCATGATGGTTCTTGGAGTCTGACTAAACCCGATGAAGGAATTTGATTATGAGATTGATTACAAAACTCTTGACTTCACAGATACAGAAACTCGCAAACTTTATCGCATTGGAAGGGGAGAACAAGGAGTGTTATTGGTACGCCCTTACACTAACGACATATGTTCTCATTGGCGATTTCGGGATGTAGAAACTGCACAGAAATCTTCCAGAAAGATTTATTCAATGTTTTGTGAGTATCTTGATGTAAGTGATTTTATCGGTGCAGATATGTGCCGTAAGTTTTTGGAGATGGGATTTACAAGAGCAAGACGTTATGCAAATCACAAAAGTGGTAAAAAATATGTTACTCGTCCCCCATACTATCACACTGGTGATCGTGGAGGTGTCGAGGTATTACCGCAAGAGTCTGATGCACTTACTAGCGAAAAAGCCAAAGTAGCAACAGTATTCAAAGCAGTAAGAGACTTAGTTGCCTATAATGAAACCTACCTACAAATGAGAAAACAATGGAGATTGCAGGAATGATAAACCCATTATCACATGTTAAAAATACTAGAACAACATATTCTAAATTCTTAGAAAAGAATATCAAAGAGGTAAAAGTGCAGTTTGCTGATGAAGAACCTGCATGGATTCCTTATGATACTCTTCTTGCAATAGAAAGTAAAATTTATTCACAGAAATAAATGTAGTTTAGATTTATTGCGGAAATAGTAAAATGTGTGCATTTCCCAATAAATAGTGATATAATCGTAGAGAGGAAGAAAATATGAATTAAAACTCATTATATTATCTTCCTTGTTATTTTTGGATTGTATGGAGGGCATAATGCATAATCTGCTATCTTTTAATCAACTAGCTGAATGGAGGCACATCGAAAAATCTTTAAACTCTTTAGATGAGGCAAACGAACAACTAGATCAACTAAATGACTACTATGACTGTTTAATAGAGTGTGATGACACTCAACAGGTATGTAAACGTATTTGTAAGGAGATTTTAACTGATTAAGTATTGACCCCCTTGACTAATATAGTCGGGGGTTTTATACTATGTGGAAATACTTTGTGTTATGGGAACTATAGTTCAAGGTTACTTTGGTCCACAACCAGGAGATATGGTAGAATATCTTGGTTGCAGTAAAGAGCAAAGGAATTGGGGTAACAATGATTGGCCCTACATGTGTATTGTTGGGAGAAAGTACATGGTAGAGGAAATAGAAGTACATTCTTCGCACACAAAACTTAGATTGCGTGGCATTGTTGGACGGTTTAATTCTGTTTGTTTCCAAAAACGATGAAATCACCAGTCCCACAGATCTTGACGTTAGTCTTGCTTTTTACATGCACCCTTGCTATAATCTTAACAGGATATATACATGGTAACATGCATATTGATAAAGTTTGGGAGAGTCTACACTCATGACAAAACGAGAATTTGTAACAAAGTCTGGAGACACTTTTGAGTGGGAAGAGACTGAAAAAGTGCGTAAAGCAGTAAAAGAATTACATCAAACTATTCGAGAACTTGAAGCAAAAGCACCCGATTACGGAGTAGGAAAATGAAAGGACCATTAACACCTGAAGAGGTACAATCAGCAGCGGATAAGTTCTTCCCTTTGTTTGAGATTGTCGCAGAGAAAATGCCTGAAAGCTCATCAGTTCAAGACACTCTTGATGTGATGGAGAATGTGTGTAAACTTGCTCAATCTTTGCGAGAAAAAGAAATGGAAGGAAGTTTTCCCTTTGGTTTCTATAAAAGAAAGAAAGATGAGAATTGATAATGTATGAAGATCTAAATTGTTTTGAGGAGGCACTTAAACATTTCGGAACTAGAGTAGAATTGACAATTGCTTTGGAGATGGGAAGAAAACTATCTGCCGAAGATGCCTACAAAACTATCAAGGAAGAGCTCAAGGTTCTTAAAGATTGCCGTAAACAATTCAAAAAAAAGGAGTGCCAATGACACTGCCAAAACAGCAAAAAATTAAAGAGCAAAACATTAAATCAATGAAAAATGCTGTGGAAGAGGTAGGGATCCAGGCAATTCACCCTGATAAAATGGAAGAATTTGCAGAGTATCTGGTGCAAAATGCACGAAAACAAGAATCAGCATCTGGGCAAAAGAATGAACCACTTCAGAAATAGTCACAAGGGTGCTTGACTGACACCCTTTTTTAATGATAAATTGGCCACATAGAAAAATCAATCATGAAACTCCCCGCAATTCTACTCTCAACCTTCTTCATTGCCAGTCCAGCTTTTGCTGCTGGTCCTGTTGTTAGTCGTGGTCAGAGAGTTTATCGGGAGTCTCATTGTTATGAAAATGTAGAGAAATATATTCCTGGTTACTACAACAAGCATGGACAATATGTTGGTGGATATGTAAAGCACAGACGCAATAAAATTTCTTGTGGATATACTCCTGCGAGAAATCACTATACTCCAAGTTATCATCAACCTGGAAGATATGTAGATAATAATGACTGCTCAGGTGGCACAACTGTGGGTGCTTTGTTAGGTGGTGGACTTGCAGGCTTTGGATCTAGAGGTAAAGATCGTTGGTGGGCAATTCCTGCCGGTGTTGTTGGTGGTGCAATGCTAGGATGTCAAATTGATGGGGGTTGAGAACCGGCCCTCTAAAGTGTCCTCATAGTGTGGAGGGGAGACCCGAGACACACTCAGAGAGGTAAATCAAATGTGTTCCCTTACGTGGAACCGCCTCTCATACATTTTCTTTCATTATGGGAACTCGTTCACGCATCGGTATTCAACTTCAGGACGATTCTATTCTGTCTGCTTATCATCATTGGGACGGTTATCCTGAGTGGTTGGGTCGCATTCTAACCACACATTACAATTCTCGTGAACAAGCAGCAGAGCTGATTGATGGTGGCGATATGTCTTGTGCATGGACAAAGGATCGCTGGACTGGCAAGCAAATTGCAAAATATGTGATCGAAAATGTTGAAGTTGAGGAATGTGGTCCTCAGTATTACTCTGAGCGTGGTGAAAGTTGCCCTCCTCGCCTTGATAATAGTGTGATTGAGTTCCTATCTAATGGTGAGGAATACTCTTACATCTTTACCAGTGCAGGATGGATATGCTATAATATGAATGAGTTCAATGATAAACTCCCCGAACTTACCGAAATTCCTAGTGGAGCACTAATGGTATGATTAGTTACGAAGATTCAAAAGAAATTTTTGGTTTGGATGAAAATTGTAAAGTTGACAGTATGATTGACAATTTCATTGCCGAGTGTGAAATTGAAGCAGCAAAGTTAGAAGTCACTGTTGACTATTACATTGCGGAGTTTATCTAAATGGCACCTGACATAGTTGTTAGTTGGCAACAGCATCTCAAGAATGGAAATGTATGGAGAGTTGAGGTAGAGCTTTCCATGCAAGATACTCCTGATGATTTTCACACCTATAATGTGGAGGTTTATGTAGTGGCACCTACAGTAACACTTGCACAGTATATTGTTGCTACAATGTATCCAGACTATGAAGGAATCTTTGTTGATGATGAACCAGTTAGAACTACCCCCTGATTTCATTCATGAACCACCAAAAGGTTTCTCATATAAAGTTACAGAGCATAGAAAAAATATGCTTGCTATTTGGATTATCAACCATGGCATGTTCTCTTATACTGACACACCACCTCAGTCAATCTGGGGTTTCTACAGTAGAACAAAGAGATGCTATCATGCGCCTATTAACTCCACCAAGCACGGAGCTAAGGTAGATATAGATAAGACAAGCAGTTACACTGCAATGCAACTTAATCTCAATCCACTGATGGCAGCATTTCAATGAAGTACATTCCTAAAGTTGATGACTACGTGATATGGGAAAGATCAACCGGACACATTGATAAGGGTTGGGTTTATTTTGTCGATAATGATTATATCACAATCGAGACTGGTGTAAAGGATAAACCTAACTGTGAGTATACAGTAGAAGAGAAACACAAAAAGATTCATATTTTAGTGGTGTGTCATAATTATTATTGGAATCAATTAAAATATGTTAGGAACAGGAAAACCAGTAACGTTAAATGAGTTATGTCAAGAATTGAAATTTATCCAATATCTTACTACAAAGGGCATGTAGAAGATAATGAAAAATTGAAAGGTACGGTCATGCCTTTAGTCGAAAAGACCAAAGATGATTGTCAATCTCCTGAAGGATGGTTGACAACAAATATTACAACATCTTTTGAAAATGAAAAGATAAGTAAAGATTTGTCAGAGAATCACGAACTAAAGAGGCAATATTTTAATGTCATCAAACACTTTTTTGATGATAAATTTACTGTAGAGATTGATGAAATCTGGTACAACAGTTATAGTAATGGTGAATATCAAGAATCACACAATCATGTAGGTGATCCTATTAACCCTACTCATTTTGCGTGTGTTCACTTTTTATCCTTTGATCCTGAAATTCATTCACCTCTAACATTTTCTGATCCATTAGCTATTACTAGGTATCACTCTGTTGATATGAAATCTACACACTATTCTGAAAAATATAATCCACCAGTGATTGAAGGTGATTTGCTTATGTTTCCATCCTATTTGGAGCATGAAGTTAAATCTTACCCACCAACACCAGATAAACCAAGAGTTACAATTTCATTTAATTTATCTGTAATGAGTTATGGGAGCGGCGATGATGCTTAGAATTTACGATGATTTTTTAACAAAAGAGGAGCAAAATCATGTCTTAGATTATTGTGAGGGAGCAAAATACAGATATGGTGAATCTGATGATGGTGACACACCACCTACAGGGGTGACACATGATATTCCAAACAATCAATATGTTCATGAATTGTTTTATGCCAAGACACAACCATTGGTGCCTGAAGGATTAAAATTTTACAGGATGTATATCAATTGTTTTGCTCCTAGAGAAATTCCTTACTTTCATACAGATGGTGATAGTGGTGTAACATTTTTATACTATCCACAATACAACTGGCAACCAAATGATGGTGGAGAAACACAGGTATATGTGCAAGGAAATATACAGGGAGTTGTACCACTTCCTAATAGAATAATGATGTTTGATGCTCGACTGTTGCACAGAGCAACTTCATTTAGAGACAGGTGGAGATTTACTTTAGCAATAAAATATGAGTAAACTCTGGGAGATATGGAAATATGCAATAGGAAGCTTCAGCGATGACAAAACAAAACCTTACGATAATTATGTTGCTGGCATACGCACCATTATATTTGTTAGCTACATGGTCACTAACTTTTTTATTATATCTGGAGTATTGAGACACTGGAATGATGTACCAAGTGAAGTATCTAAAACCCAAGAAAAAGGGTTATGCACAGCACACAGCAACTTTTATAAAAATTGATGATGCAATTTTTTGGGAAACCGTTAAGAAACAAGAGGGTTGTAAAGACTTTCAAATTTTAGTTAAGTAAGCCGGCCTTCTAAAGTGTTCCACTAATGTAATGACAAACTCAATGGATTATTACCTGACTGAGCAACAAGTTGAAGAACTGGTCAATTTTGATCATGTTTATGAAAATCTTGAAGATTTAATTCAAGATGAACAAAAATTTGACATGAACGAGTACCTCAAATCTAACATTGATTATTGATATGAAACCATCTGAAATCCTGTATCAACTTCGTGACCTTCGTGATTCTTGGAGAAGGCAATCTTTTACATACACTAATGATCAACAAAAGAGATTTGATGAACTCAAAAAACTAAGGCACGATCGTATCAATGAGATGTATGAGAATGGTATGGTTTATAAATCTGGAGCATCTAAATAAAAGGAGGTAAGATCTTTTCTCAGATGAAAACTTTTCAGGAGTTTATTACTGAAGTATACGATAAAGAAGTCCAAGGACGTTCTCAAATTAGGAGAACTGGTGAGGGCGGAAGAATCGGTGCTGAGCGTAAGAAAACAGAACCTGAAAAGAGACGGATGAAAGCTGTTGGCGGGGGCAAGATGGTCCCCGCTAAGGATTACAAACCAAGAAAAGATATTGGTCAACAGCGTCAAAGATCTGAAAAAGAACAGCAACCAACACAGGACAGAGGTTCTGCAAGAGAGAAACAGTTAGCAGCAGCAAAGGCTGAAAGAAAGAAAGCAGCACAAGCAAGAGCAGCAGCAAGAAAGTCTGGTGGTGCATCAACAACAACCAAGACAACATCTAAAGATATTGAAAAGCAGGCAAGTAAGTTGCTCTCCAAAAAGTCAGCAAAGAAAGTAAGTCCTGATTATAAACCACAATCTGCATCAGGTAAAAGTAGAGAAGAAAGAAGACAAATTCGTAGGCAGGGTGAGAAACTCCGTCGCCATTTAGTGAAAGGAATTAACAAACCGGTGAAGGAATACGAACCCAGATAGAGGCCGGCCCTCTAAAGCGTTCCTATAATGTAAGCGTCCTCAGCACCCTTTACAATCGCCTGTAAGGGTGCTATTATATTATTCTGGTACAAACCACCCACTGTGACTATTTCTCTTCGTAAGCATCAAACGGACATTGTTGATCGTATGCTTGCATATGACAAAGGTCAAATTATTGTGCCTACAGGTGGTGGCAAAACTATCTGTATGATTCAGGATGTTATAGAGAATTGTAAGTATATTGACAACGGAATGACGACTGTTGTTGTTGCTCCACGTATTCTGTTGGCAGAGCAGCTTTGCAGTGAATTCCTTGAGTTGATTGATACAACTTACACACATGTAATGCACGTTCATAGTGGTGAGACACCTCACTATTCTACAACGAAAGCAGATAACATTCATATCTTTGCTAACACTGCTCGCACAGCAGGTGAGAACTGCATTATCTTTACCTCTTATCATTCTCTCCATCGTGTCATGGAGGCAGATATTGAGGTGAATAACATCTATTTTGATGAAGCACACAATAGCGTTCAGCGTAACTTCTTCCCTGCGACTAAGTATTTTGCAGAGAATGCAAATCGTTGCTATTTCTTTACAGCAACTCCCAAACATTCTCTTGCTGCATCTAAACCTGGAATGAATTGGAGTGTCTATGGTCAAGTTTTATGTAATGTTCCTGCTCCTCGCCTTGTTGATGAAGGGTACATTCTTCCTCCAAAAGTGGTTGTTAAACAACTGCCAATCATCAAGGGAAGAAAAGTTATGTATGCTGAGGATGGAGACAACCTCATCGAAACTATCGATGACAACAATATCGACAAGACTTTGATCTGTGCTCGTTCTACGAAGCAAATTATGGGTCTTGTCTCACAATCAGACTTTTGCCTACAACTCAAGGAGCGTGGATACTCTTGGATGATGATTACATCCAAGACAGGTGCAATCATCGACGGTAAGAAAGTCAATCGTGACGTATTCTTTGACACTCTGAATGAGTGGGGCAAGGAAGATGGCAAGAAGTTTGTTGTCATCCACCATAGCATTCTGTCTGAAGGTATCAACGTAAGTGGTCTTGAAGCTGTTATTTTCATGCGGAACATGGACTACATTGGTATCAGTCAGTCTATCGGTCGTGTGATCCGTCTGGGTAGCACTGAGAAGACATTTGGTTTAGTCTGCATCCCAACTTATGACAGAGTTGGTATCAGCACTGCCAAGAAAGTTCAGGCAGTTGTTGATGTAGTGTTCAATCAAGGTCAACCCGCTATCAGTGAGATTAAGCGATGAATTATACAAGAGCAGATATTATCGATGCATTATGTGCAGAGTGGGACTATCTCTGCCATGATGATTTTGATCCTGAAAATGATCCTACAACAGAAGAATACCGTGAAGAACTTCAAGAATATACGTTAGAACAGTTGATTGAAGAAACATCAACAGGTGAAGGTTACACATTTGAAGAGTTTATGGAGAACTGGAAATGAAACTAAAACAACCACCAAATCCTTACATTTTAGATTCTCAACTTAAAGAAACTGGTTTCTTAGTTGGAAAAAATTGGGAAGATCCCAATTTATATGCTGCTGTACCTTTGGGAGGTAGTGATACACAACTCGTGATTATTCATAAGGGAAAGCAACTCAAAACCTGTCGCAATCGTAAATCAGCAATTAACTTTATCACAAAGCATAGTAAAGGAAAGTCACTAGCAAAACTCCCTGTCTAAAGCCGGCCCTCTAAACTGTCTCTGTAGTATGAAGAACACTCACCTAGAACATCCCGAAGACACTATTCTTACGGGTGACTTGTCTGTCTTGGATTGGTTTACCGAGGACAGTCATCTTTCTCTCAAAATAGATGGTGCTCCTGCGATTGTGTGGGGTACTGATCCTGCCACTGGCACATTCTTTGTAGGAACTAAAAGTGTTTTCAACAAAAAACTTATCAAAATCAATCACTCTCATGAAGAGATTGATGCTAATCATGTTGGCAATGTTGCTGATATATTACACCATTGCTTTGATAACCTTCCTGATTTCGCTGGGATTATTCAAGGTGATTTTATTGGGTACGGTGGTAACTGTACTTTTTGCCCCAATACGATCACTTATGTTTTTCAAGAGACTATTCAACAGGATATAATCGTAGCACCACATACAATCTATGTGACAAAGACTGATCTGCGTGATGCTATTGCATCTCCTATGATTCTGTGCCCTAAGAGTACGGATCATTGTCTATTCATTGCTCCTAAGTGTGAGCAACTGGATGAGGATTGGAGTGGCATTGTTTCATTTGCTCGCCAGATGTCTACTCTCTGTGAGTTCATGGATGACAAGAAAGCTAAGCGAGTCAAGCAACAACTAAATGCCTGTATTCGTGAAGGTTTCCCTATTGATGACATAGTACAAGATGCAATCGCAAGTGAGAATGACATAGACGTAAACGTATTGCGTTTGTGGTCTCTTGTCAAGTCAATCAAGGAGGACATGTTGTTTACTTGTAACAATAATGGTCCTGATGCTTACATTGGTCTTGATGAATGTGATGGTGAAGGATATGTTCGCACTAATGATATTGGAATGTATAAACTCGTGAATCGTGAATCTTTTAGTCATGCAAATTTCAACATGGCAAAGGGTTGGGAGCCGGCCCTCTAAAGTGTCCCTATAGTATGAGCACCACTCAATCAATGACCATCACTCAAACTAAACCACAATTCCTAACTGAAGCACTTATCGAAGTGCTGAACAATCAATGGAAAGTAGATTCGATTGAATCTGGTCGGTCTACCTATCATCAACTGGAGGTAGAAGAAGGTCGCAAATATATCAAAGTCTGGCAAAGACTTGATCGTGAGGGTGTTAAAGATACCACACGAGGCTGCTGGATGTTCGTTGATAAGAACACTGGTGAATGTTACAAACCTGCCAGTTACAAAGCACCTGCAAAAGGTGTCCGCTATCTGATCACTCAATTGGCAAATAATCCTCAAATTTGTGATCCTTACGGTTCCTTTCTTTATCTCTGACTAAAATGAATCATAACATCAAAGATGTAACAAACTCACCAAAAGATTGGGAAGACTTTTGGAACTCACCAGATCCTGAATCTGAACAACAGGAACATCCTGAATCAGAGCATCAACAACATCCTGAATCTACAGAGTACATTTTTTAATTACGATGAAGATTGACACTGCTGGCAGAATCATAGGATCATTTCTTGTGGTCACTGCATATTTCATCATCCTACATGTGAATCTATCATTAGGAGTGATTATGCAATTTGTTGGTGATGCTATCTCAGTGCCATTCTTCATCAGAACAAAATCATGGGACGTGGTAATCATGCTCACGTTTCTATTAATCATCTCATCTACTAAATTGCTTTCACCACTATGAAATGGGAAGTTAAACTCTACATTGCTGGTCAAGTCTTCTCCGAACAAGTTATTGCCAGGGATCATAATGACGCTAAAAAAACAGCACTTGCACGAAATCCTACCGCAACGGTTGTTAGTGTCAATGCCAAGTTCATATAAGCCGGCCTTCTAAAGTGTCCCTATAGTATGAACGAAACTAAAATGACTCTCACCGAACGCAACCAAAAGTTGTACGAACTTCGCAAAAAACTTGACCAAAAGCGTATGGAACTCGCATGGATTGAGACTGAGATCATGGCAGTTAAATCACAATATGATCGTCAGAACATTGATCTTTTCGTGGAAATGTTCGGTGAAAAGAATACACTGTGGGATCATCTTGATCGCATGAGCGATACTCCTATGGCAGAAGAAGTCTACGGAGGTTGATTGATGCAAACTACAACAGCAACTTATTCAATTCAAGTTACAAGAGAAGGGGGACATACATCTTTTCTGAAGACAATGCCCACACGTCCAACAACACATAAGGGGATTAAATCACAGAATAATAAGTTATCAAAATGGGTAGAGAAATGCTATCCTGACTTTACATCTTACGAAGTTATTCTTCTTGAATCATGAGAATCGTTCTAGCAGCTATTGTTATCATTATTGGTGCAAACATTGGTATCAGCGGTATCAATGCTATCACAAAGATGCAAGATGCCCGGATGTTAAAACTTTGCAAAGTTGATCCTACGATTGTATCAAACTGTCGGGAGTTACTAAAGCCGGCCCTGTAAACTGTTTCTATAGTGTAAGCACTTCTAACCCACAACCAATGCAAGTCACTAACTCTGCCACAATCGTTGATTATTTTCCCGAGGCATTTATTGCTGAGGCAGATGAGATCAAAGGAATGAAAGTTACTATTCGTCGTTTCATTCGTCGTGTTACTTTCCGTGTTAATGGAATGAAATCATACAGCACAATCCTTGGTATTGAAGCAAAGTACGATTGGCACGCTCGTATTGCTAACGGTGCTGAGGTAACTGACTTTAATCTTGACAAAATGCCTCGTGAAGAATATACTCCGATGGCATGTGTGGGTTAATTAATGTCACTAATCAAGTCCTATCTTCACACTCTTCAAATGAACAATCAACTCGAAATGCTATCACAAAGAGAACAACTAATGGAGGATATTGATTGTATTATAACATCACAATATTTGGACGATAAAATTAATGAAGATGATATGGAAGATTTAATTCGTGTCTTATGTGATGCAGTCTGTAAGAACTTCCCCACTAACTAACACTCACTCACCTCACTCACTCTAATCATGAACTACACTCTCAAGCAACTTCAAGACCGAGTATCATCTATGATCAAAGAACAGGGAGAAGATGCAGAATGTGCCGCATGGATCTATACTAAGAATGATTGTCATTTGAAAGATGAAGATGGCAACACTGATTATCAGAACAATGTAGAAGATCCTGCACTGGTTAGACGTATCTTTGATGATGTAGGAGACAATGATTACATCTATCAGGTGATACAAGAGGCAGTTGATGAAGTTGTAGAGGAGCAATTGATGCAGTATCAGCAGGAGTTAGTTTAAGATGATATTGAACGAAGAACAACTTTCAAAAATTAAAGATGATTATGCTCAGTTGATTATGGATAATATGGATTATAAAGATATGGAAAGATTATTATTTGATGTTGTTCGTGGTGATATGGATAGTGCAACAGAGGAAGAGATTAAAGATGAGATTATTAATTTCTATAATGTAGAAAAATGGGAGGAGATGGTAAGCCGGCCCTGTAAAGTGTCCTAGTAGTGTAAGAACCCAACCCACTTCAAAAAACCAAAATCATGCGTAAGATCGAATCCCAAATGTGTGCTGCTATTCACAACAATCAGGACTGGTCAAATGCAAATACTCGTGTAATTTATTCACCTATTCGCAACACTTCAGAAGTCTATCTTCATAACAATTTAATTGCAATTGTTACAGATGATGATTTACAAATCTTTGATGGCGGTTATCAATCAGTAACAACTAAGTCTAGACTCAATGCACTTTGCTCTGAGTTTTGTATTACTGGCGAATATGTATTCCAGAAAGATTTCGTCTGGTATGTTCGTAAATTCGTTGGATGTATCAATGGAATGAATATCTTCAAGACTGAAGATTTCGAGTCTGGTTATGTTTTTGCCTGATGTAATTACTCAATGATTAAAGCACTTTCTAAAAAAAGGTCTTCTAAAGAACTTCTTTCTATTCACATGAAATTTGCCCTCTTCGTTGTTATTGCCATTCTGTTTTGGAATAGCGATAATGCAAGACAATTCACTGCTGAAAGCTTTAACACATTAGCAGATGTTGTGCAACCTGATTACAACTATGATCGTTGAGTGATATCAGCCGGCCCTGTAAAGTGTCCTAATAGTATGAGAGACACCTACGACGAAATCCTGAGAATCTGGAACAACGAAACCCCTGATGACTTCGCAATCTTCAGTGAGTTCTATTATCAGATGTTCGGTGAGGATTTTAACATTCCTTACACTACTGATTCCACTAAGTCTTCTTTCTTTCCTTATAACTGATTATGTCCCAAAAAACTTCTGCTGTTATCTACAAGCAACTCTTTACAGATCTTGAGTGGGATGCTATCTCTTCCGCACTGAATGACTATCAAGATTATGGTACTGAAGAGGCAAATATTGCAGATTCAATTCAATCCAAGATTGCTACAATTTATCGTTTGACTGAGAGTGATTCCGAGTAATTCCGAGTCTTTTCGAGATACGCCACGCCGATTTTTTTTCAACCCAAACTATGATTCTGACACACAAAGTAATTGCACTTGATGAACACTCTGAAGACCCAACAACCCTGGGAATTTATGATACTGAAGAGATTGCACAAAGGGTTGCTGATAGTTACAATTTGATGTGGGAAAATTGTATGATGACCGCCCATGTTATCACTCAGCCGGCCCTGTAAAGCGTTCCTATAGTATGACAACTAACAATCCTTACATCAACACCCTAATCGAAATGGGTTATGACAAACAAGACTGCGAGGTCACATCAACAATGTTTCAAAAGAAAGAATTTCCTTGTGTTATTCATGGAAGGCAATTCGATACAGAAGAACAATACTATGAGGAACTTCATGAGTTTATGAATGGCATGTGAGAGATAGTGAGAGGAAAGGGTTTGCCTCACTCTACACTGAAAGTCACCCCTAGTTGAGTGGATATAATAAGGTTAATTGTTAGTAAGTGGGTATACTGAGGGAGGACTGGTTATCCTCCCTTTTTTGTATCTTTTGATACCTTTATTCATTAAAAATCAATTAAAAATGGTATTATAAATATGGTTTGCTATTTTATACTGTTTTTAACAAGTCTGTGGAAAAGGTATCAATTATCTGTGGAGAAAGGTATATTTCTGTGGATAAGTATGTATTTTAATGTGCTGAGGAGTAGTGATCTTAGCGAGCAGTCTAACAGCAACTCGCAAAAATGTCAAGGGGGGCGCTGATAAGTTTTGCCAGGAATTAAGAACACAAAAATACCAATATTTCTTATAAATACTCTCTGGAAGATTGACAATATCTCTTAGGTATCCTATACTAGAACATCATCACTCAAGAGCACCGAATCATGTCAGTTTCTTATAGTGTCGCACAAAAGGGTAAGTATCGCATCACTCTAGAGCTTGACGTGATGGAAGATTTTAATCCACATCAGATTCGCTGGGAGGACCTATTTGAATTGGAAGGAAATGAGTCTGTTAATGCATACGTGGAAGACCTACAAGTTCCGGAGCAGTGGTAACAGCCGGCCCTGTAAATTGTCCCTATAGTGTAGATACCAATCACCAATGACTATGACTCTTGAATTGATGCTGTCACTCATGAATCGTGCCGCTAATGGTAACGAACTTCTGGCAGTTCTTGACACTTTCGTTGAGGAGACTGCGGCAGTCTAATTGATAGTCACACAGGGTCGGTGATACAAGCCGGCCCTTTAAACTGTTCCTATAGTGTAAGCACCACTCAAACCTCTATGACCACAACTTTTCAGACGAATCTCACCGACACCACGTATAACGGTTGGACGAATTACGAGACCTGGAATGTTGCACTCTGGTTGGGTAATGATGAGGCACTATATGATATCGCCAAAGGATGGGCTGAGCACGGTTATAAGTCACTCTCACACATGTTGATGGAGTTTAGTAGCACAACTCCTGACGGTGTTAAGTGGAATGATTCACAGTTAAACACAGTGGAACTCGATGAAATGTTAACAGAACTTTGAGTGATACTAAAGGCCGGCCCTCTAAAGCGTCCCCATAGTGTAAGGCACTGAACAGCATGACCCCCATCACCATCACAGCAGAGACCCGCCGCATTTTAGAGATCTTGGACGATGCCTGCGACAGACTCCACGCCACGATCTCAGAAATCTATGCTGCCAGCGTTGACGGGTTCGGCACCCCACGACAGATTCTGGAACGTGCGATGAAACTCGATGAATTCCAGTTAACAGAAATCATCTGTGATTCTATGCCAGATGATATCACTCTAGAAGATCTGGCAGATGTAAGCGAGAGCAAACTTTATCGGATGTGCCATCATGAACTAGTTGCTGCTGTTTGATACTTAGTGCAGGGGGGTTGACATCAGTTAGTCCCTCTGCTATTATACAGTGAAACGACAGTGTTTTAAGGGGCGGCGTTGTTGCGTTATGGGGGGCGTGATAAAAACGTCTAACTACCCTAACCTACAGAGGTGACAAATCGACCTATAGATAACAAAAGCAAAAAAAAATTTCCCGTGGCCAAAAACGCCCCTATAAGTTTTTTTGTTAATACTACAAATTCATCAAAGGAGATATGACTGATAAGATCTACCACATCTATGCAAAGAATGAATGCTTATATAATAATTTAAGTGAAACACAATTTAATAAAACATGGAATACCCTCAAGGGGATAGTTGGTCTAATGCAGACTGATTACCAACTTGAGGATTTGTCGTATGAGGAATGCAATCCTTCTTCTATGGATAAGCAAGAACAATCATACTGAAAGTAAAGGACAGTAAGTCTGATATTGACACATACTACATACTACGATAGAATTGAACTGAAGGTTATTCAAAACTATGGCTAAAGGATTTAAAGTAAAGACTGTGGCACCAAAGCAAAAAGCGCCTGAGTGGGACATCGATGCGATCAAAGAGAGAATGCGTGGTAAGGCAATTGTATTCTGTCTTCCTGGTCGTGGGTGCTCTTATATCTTTCTGAAGAACTTTGTACAACTGTGCTTTGATATGGTACAGAACGGTATGAGTATTCAGATTAGTCAAGATTATTCTTCTATGGTGAACTTTGCCCGTTGTAAAGTATTGGGTGCAAATGTTCTCCGTGGATCTAAGCAAGTACCATGGGATGGTAAATTAACATATGATTATCAGTTATGGATTGATAGTGATATTGTATTTGACACGACCAAGTTCTGGCAACTTTGTGATTTAGCTCTGAGTGAAGACGGTACAGAGCGTGAGATTGTTGGTGGATGGTATGCCACAGAAGATGGACACACAACCTCTGTCGCACACTGGTTGGAAGAGGATGATTTCCGTAAGAATGGTGGAGTGATGAATCACGAGACTGTCGAATCCATCAGTAAGCGTAAGAAGCCTTTTACTGTTGATTATACAGGATTTGGATGGGTATTGATTAAGAATGGAGTCTTTGAGAATTTAGAGTATCCATGGTTTGCTCCTAAGATGCAAGTCTTTGAGTCTGGTGAAGTACAAGACATGTGTGGTGAGGATGTCTCATTCTGTCTTGATGCAAAGGATGAGGGATTTGAAATCTGGTGCGATCCTCGGATTCGTGTTGGTCATGAAAAAACTCGTGTCATCTAAGGTTCGTTTCGATATACTTTATGCGGGAGAGAAAATTCATCGAAATCTCTCGCACGAAGCGTGTCTCGATATCATGCAAGATCTTGCTGAAAGATACTATGAAAGTCCTTCAGAAGGGAAGGATATGTTTGATGCTAATTTAATCTCAATGGAGGAATGTACAAATGGCTAGAATGTTCAGTGGTAGTGGTGGCGAATTTCAAAAGGCACCACCGAAAAAAACTCGTCAAGGACGATCGGTAAACACTAAGTTGGCCCCGTCCTCTCGCAATGGTAAAAAGAAACCATATCGTGGACAAGGACGTGGTTAAATAAGTAAAGATATATTAATTCATAATGGCTGCTTTAATTTGTAACCTTCCCTCGGTTGAGGTATGGGTTCGTAAAGAATATCTCACCGATCATCAAAGTGGTCATGGTGAATTTGTAAAAGGCGTCTGGGTATCGGCAAAGTCGATTCCTGGGCGTGCTTTTTATTTTGAGACATACTTACCAGAGTATGCGGCAATGTATGATAAACTGCCAATTAGTGCATTTGTTTCAGAGCCTAAGACTCCTGATCCTGATATGGATCTACCTAACCTACAGTTTTGGAACTGTATGGACTATGGCGTAGTTGCCGTTCAGAAGCAGTTTATCGGTTCAATGGACTATGAACTGTATACAAGGGATTTCGGCATCCAGAAGGGCACCTACGTGTGTACTCTGGACAATTATCACCAGGATCCTGATGTTGTTGATTATGCTACAAGTGAAAATCCTGCTGAACACAAGTCATCAAACCTAATTGAACTAGATAATGGGCAGTATGCTCTCTATCCAAATAATAGAATACGCATTTACGATAATAGTTTGACTCCTGTTGATCCTAAAATGCCTGATTTTAAGGTTTCAACAGAATATTACAGTGTTGAAAACGGTTATGAACGACTTGGCATGGGTCGTGAGGACGAATATTTCTGGAAAACTGCAAAAGAACGTGAAAATTCACCCGAAAAAGAGGAAAATGGCTCCGAGTAACGACTTTTTAGACAATTTAGGTAATGACCAGCACCAAAAAATGCTTCGTGAGATCGCAAATGATGACCTAACACCTAAAAAACACAATTTTAAGGTGCAAAAAGAGATTCATGAGAAGATTCACAATGATGATGACCATGATTATGGTACAGAGCCTACAGTATTAACCGAATTTTAGTGAATAAATAACTAATAATTGCTAGGTTCTAGTGCCTTTAGAAAGGGTAAGTCAATCATTTAAAGATGTAAGTATGAGTTTTAAGGTTAACCCCTTAAACAATGATCTGGTTGCGCTTAAAAATACAAATGCGATTGCCCGTTCTGTTCGTAATATTATTTTAACGTCACCTGGAGAGAAATTTTTTAATCCAGACTTCGGTTCTAATGTCTCAAAACTACTTTTTGAGAATCTTGATGAGGTAACCGCTCTTGCAATTCGTGATGAAATCGAAACTGCAATCAATAATTATGAACCTAGAGTTTCATTAATCGATGTTGAGGTCACTCCCGACTTTGATAACAATTCTTTAGATACAAAAATCAAATATCGTATTGTTGGAGCGGATATTCCACCACAACAACTAGAGTTTGTATTATTACCGACAAGATAAATGCCTCTTTTAAATTTTTCAAATCTGGATTTTGACCAGATTAAGACTACTCTTATTGATTATCTAAGGTCTAACTCAGATTTTACTGATTATGACTTTGAGGGATCTAATCTGTCAACGATTATCGACGTATTAGCATATAACACCTACATCACCTCTTATAATGCCAATATGGTATCTAATGAGGTGTTCATTGATAGCGCCACCTTGAGGGAGAACGTCGTGGCGCTGGCGAGGAATATAGGATACGTACCAAGGTCTAAGAAATCATCTAGAGTTTCTATTGATTTCTTTGTAGACGTATCAAATATCAATCCTGCACCAGCAACAGTTGTATTAAAGAAAGGGCCTGTAGCGAGCACAGGTGGACAATTCAATCAACAATCATTTATCTTTGGAATTACCGCAGATAAGACGGTTAATGTTGTTGATGGTATTGCTTCTTTTGACGAATTAGAGGTTTACGAAGGAACAGTGGTCTCTCAGACGTTTACATCAAACAGTAGAGACAAAGATCAAAGATTTATTCTCTCAAATAATGGAATTGACCTTGATACATTAATGGTTAGTATCAAACCATCAGCATCATCTTCAGTAAGTCTTAAATATTCTCGTCAAGATAATCTTTTTGACTCAGGAACAGGTTCTGCCATTAATGGAAACTCAAGAATCTATTATATTCAGGAAATTGAAGATGAGCAATATGAAATCATCTTTGGTGATGGTGTTTTTGGTAAAAAACTCGAAGATGGCAACGTTGTAGAGGTTTCTTACGTTAGAACTTCTGGAGAATCTGCTAATGGTGTTAGTAGTTTTGCTTTTAGTGGTAGATTAGCGTATACAAAGGGAAGCATAGAATATAATATCACTAGTGGGATATCTTTAATTGGTTCTGTACTGCCATCAAGTGGTGGAGAACCAATTGAGAGCGTAGATTCTGTTAAAAAGTACGCACCGCAGATTTATGCCACTCAAAACAGAGCACTAACTGCTAATGATTATGAGATTTTGATTCCGAACAAAGTTTATCCTGAGGCTGAGTCTATTTCGGTCTATGGTGGAGAAGATTTGATTCCACCACAGTATGGAAAAGTCTTTATTAGCATAAAACCAAGAAATGGCGACTTTATTCCCAATTCTATCAAAGAAAATATAAAAAGAGATCTTAGAAAATACTCCGTTGCTGGAATTGTGCCCGAAATTCTAGACCTCAAGTATCTTTATGTCGAAACCAACAGTAAAATATACTATAACACAAATTTAGCACCAAATGCGAGTTTTGTTGCTTCTAAAATTCAAGACAATATCACAAAGTACTCCGAATCATCTGAATTAAATAGATACGGAGCAAGATTTAAATATAGTCAATTTTTGAAGACTATTGATCAAAGTCATGCATCAGTAACCTCTAATATCACAACTCTTCAAATCAGAAGAGACTTGAGGTTAGCACTTAATACCTTTGCTGAATATGCAATCGACTTTGGAAATCCATTCTTTGTTGAGTCTATGAATGGTTACAACATAAAATCCTCTTCTTTTAAGGTGATAGATATTACAGAAGATGTTTATCTTAGTGATCTACCCAATTCAGACAAAAAGACAGGAACAATTAATTTATTCTCTCTTGCAACCCCTGATTCAGTAACACCTATTCTAAGAAGAAGAAATGTTGGTAGTGTTAATTACGAAAAAGGTCGTATTACACTAAATCCAATCAAAATTACTTCTGGAAAAACTAAACAAAGTCAACAGGTCTTAGAAATATCAGCAACTCCTCTATCAAATGATATTATCGGTCTTCAAGATCTTTATTTACAACTTGATAAGAGTTCTGTTGAAATGATTGTTGATCAAATTAGTTCTGGTTCAGATCCATCAGGTTCAAATTATACCGTCAGCCCAAGTTATACCAACGGAAGCATAGTAAGATAAAAACAAAATGACAGAAAAAAGAGTACAACTTAGTCAAGTCATTAAGAGCCAATTACCCTCTTATGTAAAAGAGGATTTTCCTCTAATCGGTGAATTTTTATCTCAATACTACTCTGGTCAAGAATATCAGGGTGGACCACTTGATTTGATTCAAAATATTGATTCTTACATCAAATTAATCTCAAATGGTAATGTTGTAAAATCAACAACTCTTACATATAACCTTGATGCGTTTAGAAGTGGAGACATATACGTTCAGAATACTGATGGATTTCCTGATACAAATGGTTTACTCAAAATTGAAGATGAAATCATCTTTTACGAAAGTAAGACAGATGTTACGTTTGTATCTTGCACCAGAGGTTTTAGTGGAGTAACTTCTTTTGAAAATGGTGATGACCCAGAGAATTTGGTTTTTTCTGCAACAGAATCTAATATTCATGAAGTAGAAACTGTTGTAGAAAATTTAAATGTTTTATTTTTAGAAGAATTTCTTAAAAAAATTAAGGTTCAACTTTTAAGTGGTCTTGAAGAGAAAGATTTATATTCTGAACTTGATCAAGTTCAATTTATAAGGAATTCAAAGGATTTTTATTCATCTAGAGGAACTGATGAATCCTTTAAAATCCTATTCAAAGCATTGTATGGCGAAAACGCAGAAATAATTCGTCCTATTGACTATGTTATTAGTCCATCAAACGCTAATTTTAGAAAAAGTAGAGATTTAGTTGTTGAGCCATTATTTGGTGATCCAACTGAACTGTTGAATAGAACTTTATTTCAAGATACCTTTGAAAATATTGAAAAAGCTTATGCTCCAGTCTCTCATGTTGAAAAAATATTCTCTGGAGTCAGCACAGATTCAACATATTATAAAATTAGCATCGATAGTTCCTTAAATCAAAATGATGGATCTACTGAACTTCTTTATGGCAATTTTTCCTTACATGCGAAAACATATATTATAGGAAATATTGGGGTTGGTCAATCATATTTGGATGTTGATTCCACAGTTGGATTTCCAAAATCTGGAACTTTAACATTTAATTATAAAAATGGAACAACTGGAATTTGTACATATTCGGAAAAAACTAATACTCAATTTTTAGGAATTAATACCACTGGTATAACTAATGATATTTCTGATGGATCCTTCATAGATCAAAACACTTATGCATATACATCTGATGATGATGTTGTAGATGGTATTCGTGTAAAAATTAGATCTGTTTTAAATGATGTTAAAATACCTCCTCAAACTTACTATCAGAAAAAAGGATCTAAGGTAAAAATTAAATCTTTAGGAAAAGTTGCGAAAGATATCAAGTCCAATAATTGGATTTTTAATACGGCTCAATTCTATGATGTAAAATCTCTGACATTGATTGATGCAACTAACAATACGTATCGACTTGTAACAAAAGATCCGCATATTTTAAGAATAGGAGACAAGTTAAATTTAACTGATATATTTGCTACTACCTTAGCAAATGATTTTGTGATCACTGATATTTTCAGTGAAACTGCTTGCATTTTTAGAGGAACTGGAATCACTAATACTAGTGACATTAAAAAAGTAACTAGAAAAATTACTAAAATTGATTCGGATCTTCACTCAGATTTAAATATATTAACAGCCAATGTTCAGAATGTATATTTAAAACCAGACCTTGGTACAGTTAATGGGAAAACTTATTATGGTCCATATCATGAACACCCAGAAACTGGTGTTCGGATGGTTGGTGCAAAACACACTTCAACTCCCCATGACATAATTATTGATGATCCAAATTCATCTAAAGTTTTAGTATCTTCGTCATCACTACCATCAACTACCAATGTCAAATTAAATCCAAACATTGAGCAATATACTTTTGGTGGTGTGTTTATATCTGATAGTGAAGATGTAAAAATCACAAGTGGTGTTGATCATAATTTCTATACTGGTGATGCTGTTTACTATGAGCCAGAAAAAGTAACTTTTAATAGAGTCAACACTGGAGGTCAAACAGTTCAACAAAGTTATATTGTAAGTGAATTGTTTGCTGAGGGAATTTATTTTGTAAAAAGAGTAGATGCAAACACTGTAAAATTAGCAAAAAGTAGATCGAATATCTACAATGGCATTTTTGTTAAAGTTGTTGGTGGGGGATTAGATACTATAACCATCTCTCAAAACAATATTCAAAAACTTGAGTACTACAACGAAAAAATAAAAGCACAAAAAATACTTAGAGAAATTAAGCATCCAGAAACTGATGGAAAGGTTCATGAAACTCAGTCTGGATACACTGGAATTTTAGTTAATGGTGTTGAGGTTTTAAATTATAAGTCTGACGATTATTGCTACTATGGATCTATAGATTCTATTCAGGTTACTAATGGTGGTGAGGATTATGATGTAATTAATCCACCTGCTTTAGGAATCACAGATTCTGTTGGATCTGCTGCTACAGGATTCTGTCATGTAGAGGGAAGTGTAAAAGAAATAAAAGTTTTTGATAAAGGGTTTGACTACTTAGATACACCGATAGTTAAAATCAGTGGTGGTAATGGTAGTGGTGCGACTGCAGAAGCAAAATTAACAACTGTTCCCCATGAAGTGTCTTTTGATGCTTCTGGAATAGGATCGGCAAGGATTGGAGTTGATACATCTACAATCGGATTTACCACGTCTCACAAGTTTAGAACAGGTGAGAGAGTTGTATACAAGACCTTCGGTAAGAAGGCATTGGTTGGTCTAGCTTCTGATTCATCATACTATGTGAATGTGAAGGATAATTACACCATCACACTTCACAAAAATATTGATGACGCTTCTGTTGGATTGAGCACCATCGGATTCACTGATTTTGGTGAAGGTATTCAATCTTTAAATTCTTATAATGGCAAATCTATTGTAAAAACTGTTGCCGTAATAAACCCTGGATCTGGATATCAAAATAAAAAGACATCATGCGTTGCATCTGGAATTGATACATCTTTAAATCTCGTTAGTATTAAGAACCATGGTTATCAAAGTGGAGAGATTTTAAAATATACCGTAGATGGAACGACTGTAGGTGGATTGACAAATTCCTCAGAATATTATGTTACTAAGTTAAATAATGACCAATTTAAATTATCCGCTGTTGGTGTAGGAACAACTCAATCTGACTTCTTCTACAATACGAAGCAATATCAGGATTTTAGTTCTATCGGTGTAGGAACTCATACTTTCAATTATCAGGATATTACTGTCACCATAGACGGTAGAATTGGAATATCCTCTATTGAAGGAAAAACCTTTGATGCAGTTCTTAAACCAATAATTAGAGGGTCCGTAACATCCATACACCTATCTAACAATGGTGTGGGTTATGGTTCTTCAGACATACTTAATTTTGAAAGATTTCCCTTAATTAATCTAAACACTGGTAGAGGAGCTGTAATATCACCAGTTGTTATTAATGGGAGAATAGTAGATGCCATTGTTAGTGCTGGTGGAACAGACTACAACTCAACACCAGAGATAAAAATTACCGGAATTGGCATCGGAGCTGAAATTGTCGCTGAAACTGATTCTACCGGTAAAATCATATCGGTTAACGTTACTAAATCTGGAGCTGGATATGGTTCTTCAACAACTTCTTTTGATGTAATCAAATCTGGAAAATTTGCAACCTTTAAGACAAGCATTCAATCTTGGAGAGTCAACTCATTTAGAAAAAACCTTGCGAACATAAAATCAGATGACGTTACTATATCCTCTCCAACGAACAAAGATTTAGGACTTCAGTGCTCGTACACTTATGCGCCAAGAGAACTTAGAAAAATCTTATACGCATCAAATTCAGATGGCACAGTTCTGTTTGGTAAGAAAGATTTAAGAATATTAAACAACACTGAAACAAATATTGATGCACACTCACCAATCATCGGATGGGCTTACGACGGTCACCCAATTTATGGTCCTTTTGGATTTGCAGAGGTATCAGGTGGTTCTATTGTACAATTAAAATCTGGATATACTACAAACTTAAAAACAGGAAGACCTCCCACAGGTGAATTTCCTCCTGAATTTTTTGTCGAGGACTTCCTTTTCTTAGATTATGATGATGATTCTTATCTTGATGAAAATAATGGAAGATTTTGTGTAACTCCGGAATATCCAAATGGAACTTACGCATATTTTGCAACTTTTGAATCTGTTCCATCATCTGACGGCGTATTTAAGAATTTCAAAAAACCAGTATTCCCATATTTGATTGGCGAAAACTTTAATTCAAAGCCAAATCCATTCAATACCCAAAAACAGTCAAATCAAGACGATTTTGATTTAAATAAAACCACTTGGATTAGAAATACTTATCCATATTCTATTTCTAATCGAAATAGTGGATATGTTTATACAAAAACTTCTTATAAAGACATAGATCAAGATTCGGTAATCAATTTTGTCAAAAAAGGTTCTGTTGACTCTTTAGGAATTTTGACAGGTGGTCAAAATTATAGAGTTAATGATAAAGTTGTTTTTAATAAAGAAATTGATAGTAGTTTTGTTGCTAATGCAAGAGTAGCAAAAGTTGCAGGACCTGGAATTTCAACAATAAGTGCAGTAACAACCAATTTAAGGAACGTTGAATTTTACTCCGCTAGTGGAGACTCTTTCTTAGGCATAAGCACGGTTTCTCATGGTCTTAACAATAATGACATCGTTCAAATAACAGGAATAACCACAAGTTCTTCATTACTGGATACATCAATCAAGGTCGGTGTCACCACAACTAAACTAGCACTCTCAAAAGCAGTTGATAATATTGGTGCTACTGGAATTGTAACTTATTTCTCTGTTATTGGTGGTTTAAATATCAAAGAAAATGATATTTTCAAAGTTGGTAATGAAAATGTTCGTATTCTTAATGTTGATAGAATTTCCTCTAGATTACGAGTTCTGAGACAAGAAAACTCTACAACTGGAACTTCACATACATCTACAACGGTCGTTGAAGATCTTCCTAGAAAACTTTTCTTCTCTGTTGTTGGAGTCA